TAGGCGAGCAGATCCGTCCATCGTAAATGAGGTAACTAATACGCTTGTCTGCTTTTGACTTGGACAAGGTACGAAGCTGATCAGCAAGATCTCCCATGATGTCTGGCTTTCCGCCCTTGAATAGATCTTTGTCCACATCAATGGCGCGAACCCAGCCCTGCTCATCTGGATTATGATCTGACTTGCGAGCAGCGTGTCTGGTATCACCGATCCAACCATCCGATGTGCGGTCACGATCTGGGAACGAGTCATCAATCTGCTCTCTTAATTGGATAGCAGCTTTAGAGAGTTTTACCTTCATCCAAGTAAAAGCTTCGCTTCATCCTCAGAGATGCCAAGCTTCTCAAGTAGCGCAGCCTTAGCCTCAGCCTTAGTTGCTGCTTCTGTTTCTGCAGCTACGCGGTCTGCTTCTGCCTGTGCTGCTGCTGCCTCATTGGCTGCGATTTCATCGGCCGTCAAAGGGCGTTCGATGACCTCACCTGTTTCGCAGTTGATTTCGATTGCTGTTGTCATTATTGCTCCTTATGAGTTCTTGATGCCGTATAGATAGAATGATGAACCTGAGACAAGATTGCCGGTATTCGGGGTAAGAGCAATAGAAGTAATTGCTGCCGTGTTACGCCATAGGTGCGCGTGAGCGCGTAGATAAACAGTGCTTGAATTGTCCTCTCGAGCTGTCGTGTAAGACATCGGCTTATTCTGTGAAGCGGTGTAAGACGGAATATATAACTCAGTGCTTGAAAAGGTGCTTGCTGTTTCCGCTGTTGTGTCCATACCAGATGCACCAGTTAAATAAGTGCCACTTGAATTAAGCGCCGATGTCGGACTTCCACTAAATACAAGCAACATAACATCTGAATAATTTGTAGCACTATCTGAATTAAAACTTATTTTCATTAGATTGTTTGTGGTATCGCTACGGGCAGACCAGCGCACTACCAAGTCCGTATAAGTGCTAGGAATAGCAGAGAAAGTAACAGATGCAGCCGAACTGCCAAGGACATTGGATGAGATGAGTGTGTAGGTACTAGGCATTTTTTATCCCATACAGAGTCGCGGTAGTTCCGATATTAAAATTAGCAGAACCACTAATAAGGTCAATCTGTGTAATAGCAGAAGTGCTGCGCCATAAGGCAACATCTCTTTCAACTTGACCTGAGCCGTTGCTATCAGTTGAACCAGTTAAAAGGCAGGTCTTAAATGTAGAACCAGCATATAAAAACACATCGATAGTGCAAAATCCTGGCACTCCAGATGCCAAACCATTATAGATAGTTGTGTAAATTAAAGTTTGAGATGTTCCTCTAGTTGATTGCGCGCTCGAACCATCTCCCATTAAAGCGGTTTGAGAGTAATTGCTTGCAGTATCGGAATTAAATCTAAATCTAGGATTAACTGCTGCATTACCTGAAAACACAAATACCAATCGTAAATCAGTATAAGTCGCAGGGATGCTGCTAAAAGTAATAGATGCTGCTGCACTGCCTAAAGTCGTGGTAGCGATTGGCTCGTATGTTGCTGGCATTTACGCTCCCTTAATTCCGTATAGTGAAAAGATTGAAGTATTGCTAAACCCTGTTCCAGTCCTAAAAGATAAAGATGTAATAGCTGCTGTGTTAAACCACGCTCCGCTTGAAAGATTAATTGTCTGAGTAGTCGCTCCATTAGTGTCGCGCCCAGCGATCATACGGGCGGTCTTGTTTTTTGTAGTTACAGAGTAATCTTGAACATCTAGAATACCTACTCCGTAAGTCGTTCCTGTTGCTGGCAAAACAGCAGCAGTCAAACAAGGGTAAGTCACATTTGCTGCACCGTTTGAGTACGCACCTGAGCCGTCACCATTGAGAGCATGCCATGAATAATTGGCTGCTGTGTCTCCATTAAATTGAATGTATAAACCTTCGTTACTCGTTGCATTATAAGTATTGGCTATCCATCTGACTTGTAAATGTTTGTAGGTTGATGGAATACTTGAAAAAGTAATAGTAGTAGCAGCACTGGAAGCTATAATAGTAGCGATAGACTCGTAAGCCCCAGCACCGCCACCTGCGCCACCACTGTCTAAGACAGATACGAATGAATTAAGCAATTCCACCCACCACATACCAAGTGTCTGTGCCAGTCTTGATGCAAGCTGCTGACTTGTATTGAGCAAGGGTAGGTGCTGCTGCTACTGCTCCACCTGATAGCACTGTAGTTGTGCCAGATGTTACAGCTGAGATTGTGCAGACACCTGCACCAATGTTAAGCACTGTAAGCACAGTGCCAATAGGAAATGCCACAGAAGCGTTTGTAGGAATCTTAAAGGCAATTGCTGTTGCCTTGTTCATGACCTCTAGCACTTGGTACTGATCTGCCAATACCGCTGTGTAGTCTGAGGTATTGAACGCACCAATGGTGAAAGATGTGAGCCCGTTCATCTGGCTTGCTGCCAAGACCTGACCTGTGCTAAATGGAAAACCGATTGCCATGATGCTCCTTAGTAACTGAAAACGCTAGTGTCTAGTATGCCATATAATGCCGAGTCAAGGATGAAACCATCAATGATCGGCTCTGCTGTGCCGTAGCGCACTTTCCACGAATTAGGCGTGATTGAGTGGGCAACATTAAAGACCTGCACAGTCTTGCTTAAAGTAGTGCTATTAGGCTGGGTAGTAGTGATGCTGACTGGAGTAAAGAAGTCCATGGTCAGGGCGGCAATAGTGCCTGCTGTGTAGTCATCCTGTTGAAGATCTAGGGTCAGCTCATCCACGCGGGTTGAAGTCTCTTTACGAGATGCGATGAAAGCCTGTGCATAATCTAGAGCTTCTGCATCGGTCTGCATGAGAAGTCCTGATTGGTTATAACTGTGGGTAAAGTACTTAGCAATAGAGGCGGCATCGCTGACGGTCTGGACTGTGCCGCCGGTGCGGGTGACAGTTGCTAGGTTATAAATCTGGGTATCATCAAAGACCCACTTGACATCGAAGTATCCGATGCCTGTGCCGTTATCATTAAAGACAATAGGAGTACCTGCAATAGTGCCGACTGTGACATTGCGATCCTGAAAAGCGCAGCGACCCTGTGCATCCATGTAGATAGCGCCATACTCAGTAGTAGCAACAGTTTGCAAGGCTGATAAGGCTGTGCGCTGTGTTGCTGGATCTGCCTGCACAGTAGTTAAGCCTGTATCGACATCGCGAAGCGCTAAAGGCCAGCCGATAGTGTCTAGGATCTTGCCAATGCGTGAGCCTGTGGTCTCACCTGCAACAGCATCGACTACACCGAAGAATTGTGCATTCTGGAAAAGTCTAAAGCCATCAACTGCCGTGACTGTAGTATAGACAAGATCACCCTCGAACTTAGGGGTCGTAGTGTTATAGCCTGTGATGTACCCCGCAAAGATTGGGTAAGTCGTACCGCCATAAGTTGCAGTAATAGTCATCTTGCGCATTGGGCTTAAGTAGGTGTAGTAAGGCGATGCCGTATTCTGGGGGTTGAAGTCACCATTCTGATCTAAGATACGCACTGAAGCTGTGCCAGTCTGAAAAACCTCTGCTGAGATCTGTCTGCCTCGATTAGTCTGTACTGAGTCAATAAGGCTGGAGACATCTACTACGAGGCTTGCAGGGCTATCTGAGAGGACATCTGCACCATCTAGTACGGATGAGTCAAGTATAAACGGATAGCCGAATGAAGCACCTGTAGAAAAGTCAATGACTACATTGATAACTGGTCTGGTCACAAAGAACCAACCCTGACTAGTGCGTCACCTCTGCTATTTAACTTGATAATAGAAGTCTGAATTAAGTTGGTTAGCTCGTCAGGGTTAGCAATAGTGTTAGCGTACACATTAACAATAGGAGTCTTAGATCCTCCACTGTTCATGTTAGGACTGTAGCCACCAAAGTCACCGACTGAATATTGATAGGCAATTAGATCTCGTAGATCCGATGCATTCTGCATGTCTAGTAAATCTGCAAAAGCATTAGCACGAGCAGTAGCTGCATCTGCATATTCTAGGATAGCCGCGATAGAGCCGCCTGCTGTTGAGATAGGCGCAATGAAGTCTCCTGCTGGAATGCCAGAGCCTAGCGACCCGCTTGTCGGTATCTTGGCTTTACTTTCGGTATTAGCCTTAGCCAGTAAGTCAAGCATCTCTCGAATTTTAGCAAGGGCTGCATCTAGGTTGCCTAGATTGATCAGGTCGGCTGGCTTGAGACCTTCAAGGATTGATTTGATATCTTTTAGCTTTAAGTCTTGGTTAGTAAGAGCACCGAGTATCTTAAGGTCAGCATTTAGCTTCTCGGTTGCTTTAACGATGGCTGCCTCATCCTTAGCAGCAATAGCATCTTCAAGATTTGAAATAGATTGCTTTACATTTAAGCGAGCAGTGTCATTGGCAATCTGTAGTCTTTGTGTGTCAGTCGTGGACTTGGCTAACAGCTCTGCTTGATTCTTGAGAGCTGCTGCATTCTGGATCTTTTCCATGTCAAAGACATCGTTGCCCTTATTAAGAGCAAGTTGCGCCTTGTCAATGGCGAGCTTTAACTTAGCTGCTTTAAGTGCTGCTATCTCTGTTGCTGTAAGTTTCTTCTTAGCCGATAAGGTCTTAACTACATACTCAGCCTGAAGTCTTGCAAGGTCTGCCAAACCTTGAGCCTCAATGCCAGCCGTGGATCTAGTTGCTGCACCTAGTTTGTTTAAGGTTGCTATTGCTCCAAATATAGGATTGGTGGACAAAACAAGTTCCATAATTTTGCTAAGCCCGGGGATCTTGTTTACTTGTTCAACTACATTTTGTATATAACCGACCATTACACCAATGCCACGAATAACATCTGCTGTGTAAATAGCAACGCTCTGCATTTGGACTGCTAGGTTATCTACAGTGTCTTCATCACTCAAAGATCTAATAGCATCGATTAAGCCTTCACCGATAATCTCTTGCACATTTGCAGAAGCCACGCCTAATTTATCGATTGACCCTTGAAAGGTATTAGCAGCTTGTGTTGCAGATCCTGCGAATGTGGTTTCAAGTTGAGTAACGATATCCTCAAACTTGCCAGCTTTAAGATCTGCCTTAGAAATACCGACACCAAGCTTACCAAGTGCAGTATTGTTCCCTAGGTATGCGCGACTCAATGCGGATGTG